ATGCCAGAAGAAAAAATAAGCCACGACTTACGATTAACACCAGCATGTACTAATTCTTTTAAAGCTTCAAAAGTTATTTCAGCTTTGTCTACTGCTCCTTGTAATTGAGTGGCTACAAATTCACCTTTCTGTATTGACACATCAGAAACATCCAAACGTGTTTTAGTAGTAAATGGTATCAATGGGCATAGATAGCCTTCATTTAAAAGCTTATTAAAACCTTCTAAGCTAGTTAGATCATAGCAAATATCTGTAAATAAGCCATTGTCCGTCAGCATTCCTTGGCCCATGCGATATAAAGTCGCCGACATGCCCACAATCTTAACCTGAGGGTTGATCAGCTTCATTATAGCCAGAAATGATAAGTACTGTGAGTTTTCCTCTTGTGAGACTAAATGAGCTTCATCAATCCAAATCATATCGCGATGCCCAAATTGCTGAGGGTTACGTGCCATGCTTTGAATTGAGCCGCATATGATGCTGTGCGCAGTATCCTTTCTTTTAAGACCCGCGCTATAGACGCCAAGAGGCGCGTCCGGCCACACTTCAAGTATTTTATTTATGTTCTGCTTAAGAATTTCCCCTACGTGCGACATTAAAAGGAAACGTTGATTGGGCCAAGTGTGCAACACTTTATGGAAGAAAATAGCAGGTAGTACTGATTTTCCACTAGCAGTAGGCATACCGATAAGCGGGTTTCCAGAATGCCCCATAAAATAATTATAGACAGCATCAATCGCTTCAGTTTGATAGTAGCGAGGAATGATCATTCGTGTTTCTTTAAATATTCTGCTGCGTTTAACAAAACGCACACTTCATCATTAAATGCACCTAAGCCAACATTACATTTAGTACATAGCAACCCTCTGATTTTACCTGTTTTGTGATCATGATCAACTGACAATGGTTTTACTTTTTTAGATTGGCCGTCTATTACGGTTTCAACGTCTTTGCATATAGCGCATACACCATTTTGTTTTTCTAAAATTAAATCGTATTCACGCTCAGTTAATCCAAACCTTTTCTTCAAATGAAGTCTAGTTTGATGCTCCTTAGCATAAGATTGCTGACATTCTTTGCAATTACTAGTTAAAGTAAATCTTACAGACAAATGCCCTTTATTACACGGCTTTCCGGTAAAATACGTAATTTCATTATTAGCTAATGCTTTTTGTCTAGGAGATTGGTAAGTGGTGTTCACAGCCGCGCCTTATAAAATCTATGGGTATGATGCTGTCAAATTTATAACAATGCCATTTTGCATCTTCGACTGGCTTGGCATGTCTACATGAGCGACAATTGATTTCTACAGGGGAGTTGCTATGACATATTTCAGAGTATACGCAAAATTTACAATCATTCATTGCTGGATTTTCTGAAATCCTAGCAGGAGGCTCTTTAGATGAGATAATATCAGTTGCTTTCTTTTCTAGCTGTGCTCCTAAATTCCAATCTAATTCTACTATTTTAATAGTGATATCACTATCGTTTTTATTCTCAATCATATACAATCCGTAGCGCAGTCCATACTTATAACCATACTGCGACATTTGGGCGTAATGCATAGGTTTGGCTTTAGCTACTCCTTTAGTTTCAACGTCTGCATATTTCGCACCAGTAGCGTTAGTTTTAAACTCATTAAGAAATATCAAATCACCTTCAATTTCATAGCGAGCGGGAGGCTTACACAATCCGTCTAGTGATCCGCCGTAGTGACCATTAGCGCCACTAATTCTAAATTGTTTACCGTCCTCATCAAATTCTCTTACTTCAAACCCAATACCTCTAAGATACGATACGAACCTTGGCTCAGCAGAATGACCAACATTAAACAATCGCATCATGCGACCATCAAAACGTTCCTCCTTTACCCAACGAAATGAGTAGTATAATTTACGCCAGCAAGGCTCTCCTAGCGTTGAAGCTCCTAAATGATTTCTATGACCTTGCTCGTAAAAGGTTTCACAAAACTTATCAATATCTTCTGACAATAATTCTTCTAGCTTTTCACGGTCTTTGGGGTTGGAAAGGTTAAGCATTGTACAACTCAAACCTACCATCGTTAAATTCAGCTTCAGACCTTACCCACACATTAAAATCATGATAGTAAATTACCATTATTTGCATATCGTCTAAATGAGTTGTGGGGAAAGCAGTTTGCAGCCTTCCTATGTGTATTACTTTGACGATATGTCCTGATTTTTTATGTTTATAAAGTTTACCTAACTCAGCCATTCTACATTCTCCTAATTTAAAAATGGGGCTGCTAATTGCACATAATGATTAGCAGCCCCAAGGTGTCAGTACCAATTTATGTTAGTTTTAGTGGTACTGATGATTACTGCCTTTGGCCCCAAGGCGGGGCTGCTCCCGGCTGCGCTCCACCGGGTTGCCAAGCCTGCCCCTGAGGCTGTGCCTGTTGGGCTTGCGGCTGTGCCTGAGGAGCCGCCTGCTGCTGTGGAGCGTTAGGCTGCCCCCAACCATTAGGCCCTTGCTGAAGCGGGGCTGACTGCTGAGGAGCCTGCTGACCCCCAAACCCTCCCTGTTGAGCCTGAGGAGCAGCCTGTGTTGCTGCACCGGGCTTGCTAGGATCATTCCCGTTAATGTCATACACTCGCTTAAGCTCAGTATAGCCCTTACGGTCTGGAAACTGAGGGCTAGGCTCTTCATCCTTCTGATAGCCAACATCCATCAGACCCTTACCACCGCGCAATGCGGCGCATTCGTTGTTACCATCGATTTGATAGATACCAACTGCACGGCAAAGAGCGGAAAGCTGACCATAGGCAATTTCAACAGCCTTAGGATTAGCGTTGTGAATGTTGTAACGCTGAATAACCGTTCCCATTGTGGAGGTAAAGTCAACTACCAGCATTGCGCCAGTCTTGTCCTTAGTCTCAACAATCGCAGTGCTAGTAATAGTAAACGGAATTTTCTGAGCGGGAGGATGCGCAGCCATGCCCTGATTAGGGTCATACTGATTAGCGTTGAATTGCCAAGCTACTTGCATTAGTTTTAATCCTTTATGTACGAGGAGAGCCATCAGCATTGCGGGAAATGCAAATATTTGCCCACATTGCTACTTCGCGAAATTTACGCAGAAGATATGTTTTATCTGGACCTTCAGGAAGTAAAGCCTGCATAGCGTTAGCATAAACAAATGCACGTTGCCTAGCTTCTTCCATTTGCTTTAGCTGATCAGTTGTTGGCTTCAAATATTCAAATGTAGATTGGCGCATTAGTTTAACACCTTCTCTAGTTTTGCTACTTTGGACTTTAGTTCTTTAATCTCAGCCATCATTTGCGATAGGCTCATTTTGTATGGACCTACTTTTACTCCTGCTTTTCTTCCTCGCTTAACTTTCTTTACCATGATGCAGTTGCCTTCTGTTCTGTGATCGGTGGAGGTTCTGGCTTAGGTTCCTTCTTGTCAGCTTTGAGACGCTTGTTTAGATAATTAATGCGCTCAATGTGTTCATCAGCGGCTTCTAGTGTCATCAAACCACCATGCTTAGAAATAAGCCATTTAATTTCATTTTCAGTAATTGAACAAGTTTTAGTGTCCATTTTAAATAAATCCTTTATCTAAAGCCAGCCATTCTGGCATTGTAAATGTTCCATCTTCATTATTTTCAACTTGCGACTTTGGAACCCAAACTCTTACTTCACTAGGAACAGTATCTCCTTTCTTAATTTCTGATCTACCGTCATATAGCAAATACGCGCTATTAGTTTCATGCCGGATTATAGCGGATATGACTATTAGCTGTTTTGACATTTTAGTAACCTATGGGTGGTGCAGACATTGCTTTATTTACAAGGTCTGAAAAATTTGGCGGCTCATACTCATTAAGGTTTCCGGTTCGATTGCGAGCTAATACGTTCATGTTGCCCACACATTGAAATGCTAGATGCTCACCGGGAGGAGCACCGGGTATTGAGTTATACTTTCCCAATCGCAAAATAAAATCATACAGGTAAGTTAAGTCTGTATTTAATACATTACCGGGAAAGTATGGTCTGCGAAGTGACTGGTAATCTACGTCTGCAATTTCTTCTTTGCAAATAAGATAGACGTGCTTCTGCTTTACATAGAATAAAGTTCGCAAGTGCTCCATAGTATTAGTAGCCATTTCACCATAGGCTTGCATACCGTGCTTCTTATTGCCAGCGTTGCTGGTGCCTTTTAGAGAGGCTTGTAGATACACGTCAGCCATGTAACTTCCACTGTCAATTGCTAGCGTATCAAAGTTTTTGGTTTCAGTGGATGAAAAGAACCATTTAAAAAATTCATCAATTGATTTGGCATCGTGAGCTAAGTATGTGGGCACAGTGGAGCCTTTCATACTTAGCAAACCCGGTTCAATAGACAGGAGTAACGGTCTAGGGGCTGTATTAATTAAAGGTGTTTTGCCACAACCAGCAGGACCGTACACAATTGCCTTAACTCCAAACATTTGAGCATGGTCACTGGCAGGCTTTAAGTCGTTAATGTTCATTTCTTTTTAGCCTTAGGAGCAATAATTTCCAACGTAGGCGCGCCTTCAGTAATAGTCAGCATTTCATTAATGATGCTCAAAGCTTCGTTAGCAAATTGACTACCCTTTTCCTTATCCTCCTGCAACTGACGATATTCCCCAAGCAAAAAGTTGGGTTTCCAACTAACCAATCTATCAGCAATAGCTGAGCCTGCATTACCTAGTTTAGAAATTTTATCAAGAGTAGCCTCAACTGTATCATTATCAGCCAAGTTATAATTATATTTTACAACGGCTTTCAAATCATATCCACCGCCTAGCTCTTTACGGTTGGTCCCCTCATTCTTCTTAGGAAATTCCCTGCCCACAATATACTTACGCAAGTCCATTTCTTCAGCTTTAGCTTTCTCAATGGCTGCTTTCTTATCTGCCCATAGCAAAAGCAAAGCATCCTCATTCATGCTATCCCAAGGGTTTAGGGATTTAAGCTCAGCGGGGGATGTTACGCTACCCCACACTTGATTGCCCCATGCGTCAGAAGGTTTGTACATTTCTACTACGTATCCACCACGATTACTAACATTGTGATTTGAGCAGTGCTGACACATGCGAATAGGCTTATCGTCTCTACCTATCCATCCAACGATGTTGACTGCTGGTGCATTGCACGGAATATAGAATGCGTGTGACGATAAAGAGGCTTCCTCACAGCAATGAGGATTAGCTTTAAGCTCTGGCCATTGGTTATTCATTTGTTCCATCCAATCATGACATTTGCCACACGTATATGTACCACTACATGTCATTTTTCTGGCACTTTTAATACAATATTTGGCGTAAGTGCTATAGTTTCATTCATCTTTTTAAAAGCTTCAGTTGCTACATGCTGATAAGCTTGTTGTCCTTGAACACCTAAATCACGTACTACTAAACAGAAATCAGCTATAAATTCAAAATGTTCATGAGGATCATGTTCCTCAGATGGAGCATATTTATTTATAAACCATTCAACTTGATCATGAAAAACTTTACGCATGTAGTCAGCGTTATCGTATTTATGCATCATTGCTTAGTAACTCCATTTGTCCAACCATCATGCTTAGTAGCAACATTGATCTTTTTCAGATTAGTTTCGATGGTGTCAATGTCTTTTTCAATCTTGGCTTTATCATCACCAAAGATATTCTTTTCAGCCATCAGCCTGCCTGAGCGATCATAAAGCAATGCTAGTGTAATGTCGATATAATCTAGGAATTGGTCGTCAAAGCTATCCCACTTATCCATACCGATAGTTTGATTGTGGGCAACCATATATGTACGACGCATTTCATTGCGCTGCTGAGTGTATGTAGCCCTATCTTCATCAGATAGAGCAGCTAAAATTTCGCGAATATCAGCCACGATTTATTTCCTTTCATATTTCCAGTAACAGATTGGATCATTTACAAATTCACTAGGCAAATATTTATTAGTCTGCCCTTCAAATGTTAATCCATAAGCAGCAATACCGCCCATATTAATGTATTGTGTGATTTCAATGCATCTTGGATTATCTCCAAAATCATTGTTTTCATCACCATTATAATAACCGTTATGTTTTACAAGATTGTCAGCAAAAATTTTATCTACTGTCGCCATTCTCTAATTCCTTCATTCTTTCATTTAATAGCTAGGCCATCAGGGGGACAATGGGTGACGGCCTAGCTACAGGGATTTAGGCTTGGACTGAATTTGTATCAATGGGCGCTTTAAGTGTCCGCCCTCATGGGCAGCCTCCTTAGTTGGGTTAACAGACCCTCGCAAGGGCCTTTTCGCGAGGTTGAACATACACGGGCGATTTTACCTGTCAACCATGAATTGACGGGGCTTGACGGAAAAAACGTTTAAGGCTAGGTGTGGTCGCCATGACACATTTTCCCCAAAATTCTAAAGATCGCCGCAGAAACATCAGCTTAACTGGTGATGGAGCGTTGTTGTTAGAAGAGCTTCACGTTAAGTTACAGGCCAAAAATAAGCCTGTTAATGTTTCATTAACTGACGTTGTTTGTATTGCGTTGGCTAAGCTTAAGCTCGAATTAGAAAATAATTAATCAGCATGTCAGCATCACTCTATACAAACATCCCGCTCGAATTGCGTCAACTTCCCAATTGGGTATTGTGGCGTTTAGAATATCCTAATGGCATAGATAAAAAACCTACCAAGCGTCCGTATCAGTTGAATGGACAGCTAGCTAGTGTTACCGAGCCTAACCATTGGTGTACATTTGATGAAGCTTTTAAGGTGCTTCAAGTTGGTAACTATTCAGGTCTAGGATTTGTATTTACCAATACTGATTATTCAGGCATTGATTTAGACGATGCTAAAATTATGCCGCTTACTGGTGAACCAAATCCTAATTATCAAGCTGATCTTAGTCGCCAGATTAAGATTGCTCATGAGTTTGACAGCTATTCTGAGCTTAGCCCATCTGGAGCAGGCTTACATATCATTGTCAAAGGTAAGGTTCCAGATGGTAAGCGTACAAACTTCATAGAGCTTTACCCGTCTGGTCGCTTCTTTACCATGACTGGTATTATTCACAATGATAAGCCTATCGCTGAGCGTAATGATTTGCTCAATTCATTGTGGGCACAAATGGGAGGAGTTTTAAATAGTTCTACTCCTATTATTACCAGCAGCCCTGAGATTATTACTGATGAAGAAATTTTAACATTAGCGGCTAAGCATAATGGCGATATTTTTGTTAGATTAGCATCTGGCGACTTTAGCGGTTATCAGTCTCAATCTGAAGCTGATCAGGCTTTTGCTAATATCATTGCATATTATACTAATAATCAAGCTCAAGTTGAGCGTATCTTTCGCGCATCAAAGCTTATGCGTTCTAAGGTCAATACTAATAAAGGATACTTGCCTAGAACTATTCAGAAAGCATTTGATCAAAAAATTCCTCCTCTTAACTTTGATAAGTTGAAAGAGGAAATGAACGGTAAATTAGTTAAGCAACCTGTTTCTGAGACTGCCAGCCCTACCATTTCTTTACCTCCCGGCTTAATGGGAGAGATAGCGCAGTTTGTTTATGCTTATTCAACCCGCCCCGTTCCAGAGGTTTCATTAGCCGCTGCTATTGGATTGATGGCCGGTATGTGTGGGCGCGCGTATAATGTATCTAACACTGGTCTTAATCAGTATGTGCTTTTGCTTGCTATGACTGGAGCCGGTAAAGAAGCTATGGCTGAAGGCATTGACAGATTGATGTCTGACATTAGGCCATTGGTTCCTACATCTAAATCTTATATCGGACCCGGTGAAATCAGTTCCGGTGCAGCATTGTATAAATACTTGGCTAACACTTCTCAGTCATTTGTTTCTATCATTGGTGAGTTTGGTTTGAAGATGCAACAGCTATCTTCGCGCAATGCTAATGGTTCAGAAATTAGCTTGCGGCGAATGATACTAGATTTGTTTACTAAATCTGGTCATAATAGAGAACTACCAGCATCAGCTTATTCTAAGAAAGAAGATAGTGTTAATGCTGTTCCGTCTCCTGCATTCTCTATGCTTGGTGAAAGTACACCAGAACGTTTTTATGAAATGCTCAATGAAGAAATGATTAGTGAAGGATTGCTGCCACGTTTCTTGCTCATTGAATACAAAGGTGGCCGCGTTCCTAAAAACTATAATAAAGGAAACGTATCGCCCAATCCTGAATTAATTCAGCGCTTAGCTGCATTAGCTGCTTATTGTAGTTCTATTAACGATAGCCAACCTCGTAAAGTTGTGAATGTTCAACTTACGCCCGCTGCTGACAATCTTTTTAGAGAGTGGGATAAAGCCGCTGATGATAAAATCAACACAGTTGAAAAGGACGTATTGCGCCAACTGTGGAATAGAGCTGATCTTAAAGCATTAAAGCTTGCTGCTTTGGTTGCAGTTGGAGAAAATTTCTTTATGCCCACAATTAGTTTGGATACAGCTAAATGGGCTGTTGAATTGGTTAAGAATGATATTGCTACTCTTACAGCTAAGTTTGAAGCTGGCGAGATTGGTGGTAACACGTTTGAACTTAATCAGTATAAGGATATGGTTAGGGTTATTAGAGACTATGCGGCTAAAGATTTTGCTTACGTTTCTAAGTATCAAGCTGTTGAAAGTATGCATAAGAAAAATATAATTAACAAAACCTACATTACATTACGGCTGGCTAAGATGGCTTCGTTTAAAAATGACAAATCTGGAGCTACTGCTGCTCTTAAGCGAACTATTCAAACTATGATTGATCATGGTAAGCTTATGCCTGTCTCTCCTACTGATTTGGTTGAGAAACATAATACATCACAGAAGGCTTTTTATATTCTACCATCCATTCACAATGAGTAATTAAGTTGCGTATTGTATGAATTGTATGGCTGGAGAGCCGTTTTATATGGGTCTAAGTCTTTGAAATCGTTATACAAATGGCGAAAATGTATGGAATTGTAATTGTATGCTTCTAATACACTCACTCTAACCCCTATGTGATGTAAGTCACTATAACATATTATTTTATTTATATATAAATTTATACAATTATATAAAAAGTAAGAGAAACAGAGGCTTAGCCGACCTAGCGAGCGTCCAACCGAATACAAAAGGAGTTACAGTATGGAAAAGACAATAGTTTGCCTAAACGAGCCATTTACTGCAAAGTTAAGGCTAGAGTTTAAAAATGGAGCTAACTATATTGGTATTGATATGCCTAATATTTCAGCTTTTGCAAAACTCACTGATGATCAAGTAAAAGAGTTAATTGAATTTTTGAATGAATGGAAAGTATTGACTGAATGAAAGCAATTGTGGGCACAGCACCAATAAAGGATTATTTAAAATGAATGATAAGCCAAATGCAATTATGGATTACTGCCCTAGATGCGATGAAATGTATTTGACTGATTTACCTCATGATTGCGAAATGACTAGTAAACCGTTTGTGCCTGCTATGAGTGATGATGCTAGTAGAGTGGTGTGGAATGCTGCTATTGAGGCTGCTGCTAAAATTATAGATGATTGTAACAGAGAAGGGCCATATAATTCTATTGGCGGAGCTAGACGAATAAGGGAATTAAAGAAATGATTAAGCCAAAGCAATGTGGCTGTTACGGCCTAGAGCATCGTAGTAGTTGCGTTGAGTATGTTAAGCCAAAGCTTGAGCCTGTTGATAAATATACAGTTGAGCGATTTGTTAAAACTGGTATAGGTATGGCAGTTTGGAATGCAGCATTAGACGCAGCAGCTAAGCGTTGCGATGAAGTGCTAGAATGTATTGCAGCGGCTAGGATTAGGGAGTTGAAGAAATGAGTGTATGCTAGTGCTGCTAATGGCGGCACTAGCTTTGCTAATGAATATGCTAAAAAGCATATGGTAAAAATTGTGGTAAATGTTTTATTTGCTTTGACTGCTGATGACATAAAGAAAATAATTGAAGAAAATAATTTAAAATAACGCTTGACAGATATCAATTGTACGTCTAGGGTATGGTTATCGGCAAACGGGAGATGGGAAGATGTTTAAGTTTAAAATAACATGCAGTCAGAAGCTTGATGACGGCGACACTGCTTTAGTTGAAGAATATAACTCTAATTCTTTAGCTGATATTAATGATATTGTTAGCCAGTATGCTAGTCGCGCTGCTGATAAGTCTTATGTTGATAGTTTCACTGTTAAGGTTGAAATCAACCGTTGACACTCTAAACTAATCCGTCTAAATGTAAATGTAATTAATGGAGGAATGGGAAAATGAAAACCGTATCAATGGGAACCAAAAAGAAGCAGTATGCTAGCATCAAGATGATGGCTGTTGAAACTGGCATTCCGTACATGACGCTGTATATGCGTCTGCGTATGGGTACAAAGCCTGCTGAAGCAGCTAAAAAGCCGGTTAGGAAGTATGAGAGGAAGGAGCCTCTATCGACACCTAATCAAAACTAAAGGATTAAGGCTCATAGAGGGTTTAGCTAGCATGGTATAACCCCCAAGGTCATCATGCTAGTGAAAGCTAGCGTAGTTGCAAAAGGTTTCGCCACCCCATGTAGCTACGCTAGCGCTTTTAACAAATGGGAGAATATAAAATGAAGCTAGATAAGATGACTTTCGCTCGCGTTATTGCACATTGCGTTAGCAATGGCATGAGTTCTGGTGAGTATGAAGTTACAGAGTTGGACAACATTATTGATATTAGTGTTGAACAAGAGCGCGTCTATCCTTGCAATGCTCATATTGATGATCTGATGCGTTTGATGGTTGAAGGACAGCGTAAGATTGAGGCTATCAAGGTGCATCGTGCTATCACTGGCTTTGGACTGAAGGAAAGCAAGGATGCTGTGGAGAAGTATTGGGTTAGAAAGCCTAATACTGAAGGTGCTACTTTGGGTGATATTTTGGGTAAGGTGAATAAGAGTTGACAACCCAACTTAAACGTCTAAAGTCTGATTTGCGGTTAACAAATGGAGCAGGTATTATGCAAGCAAATATGACAATCCCCAATGCCTCCAATAGCTTCCAAGCTATGCTGGAGGCTTTTTTCTGTGTGCAGCCTAATGAGCACGTTAAGGCTTGGAAGTGGCATTTGTACGAGCGCGGTATTATCGTTGATCGGTACGGGCACAAGCGCAGCAGCAGAACAGGGGAGTTGGTGGCGTGAAAAACCAACGGCGCAAACGATATATAGTTACAACTAAATATGTTTCTGTAAAACAGTATGAGGTATTAGCCATTAATGCTGATGTTGCAAAAGAATTGGTTAAAATTGGCCATAGAGCCGGTTTGATTAATGTAGAAGAAACGTTTAATGTTGAAAATGCTTTTCGTAAGGAAAAGCTATGAAGCTCAAAGTCCAAGCTCAGCACCTTCAACTCGGTGATATTGTAGGCAGTGGTGAAGTCGTGAAGGCTGTAACAATTAGAAGCTTGCGTATGCCATCAAACAAGGTTGCTGTTACACTGTTTAAGAATAATCAGCGTACAGTGCAATGGGGTAAGTATACGTTAATTGGAGTGGAGAGGAAAGATGTCTAAAGCTGATGACGTATTTGACATATGGTTTGCATTTCATAATAAAGAAATAGGACTAGCTCAGCTAAATCGTATGTTGAAAGACTTAGGATGGACTGATGATGAAATAGACGAAGCGTTAGCTGATGGCTATGAGGAAGATGAGTGATGCTAAACCTTCCTGACCGTATAACTGTAGCCCTAAACAATCGCTTAGGCATTCAGCTTAGCCCACAAGAAACTGTAGATTTGGCTGGTGTATTGGTTTATCTTAGGCAGAAGAAAGTAACAGGTGTATTGGCTCAGTTGAAAGCTCTATTTGGAGAGGGAATATAATGAATAAATTTTATTGTGAAGAATGTGGCGAAGAAATCACTGAAGAAGATGAAGGCATTTGTGATGAATGTGCATTGGAACAGTATGATGATATTGAAGAAGATGAAGAATGAGAACGACATTTAGTTCACGTGCAAAAGTTTTAAAATGCGAACGTTGTAAAAAGTATTTTACTACAGGCTTTGCTAAGCAATATCATAATGATAATGCTGAGCGGTTGTGTCCTATGTATAAGGCTGAGGAGGTTGATAGTGACTAAATTTATTAAATTGACAGAACAATACAGTAATGGTAAAACTGAAACTGTAATGCTTAATACTGCATTTATTGTATCAATCAAACGATCTAAAGAAGGTCGAGATACCCACATTAATATGCAGGACAAGCATTATTTCTTTGTTAAGGAAAGTGTGGCTGAAGTGGAGGCAATGTTGTGAATACGTTGATTTGCATAGCTGGAACTATTTTTGTAGTAGGATGTGTGGTGACGTTTTTACTTCAGAAAGGTGGAGCTTAATGGATAGTGATAAAGACAAAATTATAGCTAAGCTTGCTGAAGAAAATACAAAGCTACGCGAACAACTAGCTAATGCTAAGGCTGTGTATCTTCAGTTTTGTGAAAAGTATGACAGGGAGCTAGCTAAATTCAATGCCTCAAATCAATTGGAGTGCTAAAGAAATTTTAATTTTAGTGCAAGCTATCAGAATTGCTATGGAGAGTAGTGAGCTTCAAGAATATGCTAAGCGTGGTGAGATTGAGCAAATAAGGAATAAATTGCAGAATGTGAAGGATCTGTAGTGATGACACCAGCCATTAAATTTTATATTAAGCAAACTAAATGTTTGGCTAGGTTGATTAAGGACATTGAGCGAGCTAAAAGGCTAGCGTTGAGGAAACGTAAATGAACAGATTGTGGGCATTAGTGGCAATTGTGCTAAGTCCTATATTTGCTATTTATGGACTATGGGTGTATTGTGGGAGTTTGGCAGACAAACTAGGACAGAAGGAGAGAGGCAATGGGTTGGGGAAAAGTGTGGATTATTGATGACAATCCTATAATTAAAGAAGTAAAACAAGCTATGCTCGATGCTATGCCTAAAGTTTATAGTGGTATTGATCTAGGTACAGGTGATAGTCAAACTATATTGACCACATTTGAATATGATAAATTTACTCATAGCGTCATTTCTACTGAAGAACTTTATAAAAATATTCCACCAACTCATGACCCTTATATTAACCCAAATGCAAATATTTATTATGAGTGTGCATGTGGAGCAATCCTAGACCCAAATACAAAAAGCTTTGCTGCATTGAATAATTATGCTAGTGAGAAGGGATGGAAAGTTAGATTTGGTGCAGATAGCTATGTGCCTTATTGTGTTGAATGTGGAAAGGGTGTGGAATGAGAAATCGTAAACAAATCCTAGCTGATTTCTATCTTGAATTGCTGGCTATTCCGATGGGCAAGTTTCGCATTCAGCATCAAAAGCTTTATGCTGAAGTGCGAGGTGCCTTAGCTGATGAATTGGAAACTGACGAACAAACTATACAAAATATATTTGAGCGTATGGCTAGTGAGGACGGAAAATGAGCATTAATGGATTGCGTATTGGTAGAGAACGTCATAGTAATTCTAAACAATGGTACGATGAAATATTAGCAGTGATTGTGCTGGTGCCTGCGCTTATTATTTTTATTCCGTATGCTACGTTTAAATATAGGAGAAAGAAATGAAAATTAAAATTTTATCCGGCTACCCTACTTATAATTTTAAACTTGAACGATATGATATTGCGTTACTCGCCAGCTTTATTTTCTGTTGCGTTACTGTGCTATGGCTGGCATACTCGGTTAGTGAGCCAGTTAAAGACGATAAAATTTATACTAATAGCATTGTCTGGACAATCACAGGAATTGAATGCTACGCTTATGGTTTGAAATGGCCTGCTAGAAATGGTATTTGCTATATGAAGGATATAGAGAAATAATGAACAAAGATGTATCACTAATACTTAGCGTTGCGTTAGGTTTTATCGTATTTGGAATTGTGGTTATAGGTATGCAGCTAATCGGTTAGGTGTATCATCCTCCTACAAATGGCTAGCGTTAGGGTCAATACGTGTCCGAATTTCACCGTACACAAAATAGCTTATCCTGCTAGTGCTAATAGTGCATAACTTGCTTGATACACCTTGCGTCATGCGCGGGGCAGGTAGAAGGATAGCGGCTAACGCATAATTTTAATGGGAGAGTGAGAATGGATAATGAAATGATTGAGCGAGTGGCTAAGGCGATCAAAGATGATTGGCTGACTAATAGTGCTATAGATATTGATGACTTTTTTAAATATTTGGCTAAAGCAGCTATCAAAGCTATGCGTGAGCCTACTGAGAAAATGAAAACTTTAGTAACTGATGATGTGGTAATAACTGATAAATGTTATTATTGTGGTGGTCATATTCAAGGCTGGCAAGCTATGATTGATTGTATTACTCATGACTGACCGTCTCTTAGAAGAAGTTCTAAAGCACGCTACTATTGCTAATTTTGATGGAGAGCTAAGCTCTATGGTAGTGTTGATGGTGACTAAGGGCAAAGTTCCAGAGACGCATTTGGCAATCAATTATCCTGATGTACATCAAATGAATACTGCTGTAGACTTGCTTAAAATGGAATTGTTGCGTATGATTAGTGGCAATACTGAGGTAGGAGGTAAAAGGGAATGAGCGAATGGAAACCAGATTGGATTAACATATCTATATGGTCAGTGATCATTGTTAGCTGTATATCTATTTGGGTTATGATTTGGAGGGTTTGGTAGTGACTTGGCGCAATCCTCCACCATTAGAGCCAACAAAGGCTAAGCAGGGAAAGAAAATTACTCCTGAGGATTTAGCTAAATCTGGTACTGAGGACGGCAATCAGATGGCTTTGTTCTGCAAAGCCGCTGAGAATGTGGGCAAATACCCACAGCTCAAATGGTTGCACGCAATTCCGAATGGTGGAGACAGAAACGTTATAGAAGCAGGAAAGCTTGTAGCTGCTGGTACTCGCTCTGGAGTGTGGGATGTATTTTTGCCATATCCTTATGACGGAATGGCTGGTTATCACGGCTTATACATTGAAATGAAAAAACCTAATCGCCGCAATCACAAGAATGGTGGTTTGTCGGATGAGCAGTTAGAATTTGGTCAATATGCTGAGCAAATGGGCTATTATTGCGCTGTATGCTATACTTGGGAAGAAGCTTGGGAAATTTTGGTAAAGTATTTAGAAAATAAAGTCTGATACCTATTGACAGTACCAAATCAACCGTATAAATAGGCTGTATTCCAACTGAGGAGTACGGCAAAATGGATATGTCAAAATCAGCCCTTCCTGCTCGTTATGGTCGCGCTTCTGCTCAGGATGAAAAGCATCCTTTGTTTCATGTTTACCAGCAGTATCGTAATAGCATGTCTCGATTGATGGTCAATAGCTCAGATTTTCGTGATTGGCTGTATAGCTATGAACAAAATCTTATTTGTGAAAATGCTGCAAAGCACAATGATTATCCTAAGTTTATGGAATGGATGATTGCTAATCAGGGTGGCACTCGCAAGTGCCCGGCTGGTGTATTTCCGCATAATTTTAATTACTGGCTTAATGGTGGACGCTGGTAATCTTTAACAATTAAAGTTGACACTATGGGCGCAACCGTCCATAGTGTCATTAT